CCTCCATTCTACAGACACTCTTGACATTAGTTTTATTTAGCTAGTTGGTTGAGCATTTGGACTCTGACCATCTATTCCATTAGAAGTGATGTCAGTTTTTAGGTTGAAATAAGTTTGTAATAGTTTTTGGGACGTGAGTTCTAACACCTGTTTTTCTAAATAACCAGGAAGGGAATAAGGCTTATCTAAGGGATTCATACAAAGTTCTTCTGTAGAAGGTTGGCAGGAACCACAGCCACTTTCTGGATAAAGTATTTCATTTGGAACATCTTCTTCAAAACAAGCAGAAATTCTAATTGCTTTCAGGTTAGGGTTGGTTATATATAAATAACCATTCATAATCCAATAGTATTGTTCATTCTTTATAATAGGAAGTTTTAATAAATTAGTATACCTATTAACAGTGATTTCTTTAAACTTAGTACCTGTACCCCCCATTGCATTAATTGAATACACTCCTTGTATTAAATATTGGTAATTACCCTCAGATATTCTGGGAAGTCTTAGTTTAGTTCTTGCAATAGAACAAGGATCTTGATAATCACAACATTCTGAAATAGGTACTGTAATAAGTTCTAAACAGGGAATAGTAGTGAATAGAGTGCTGGTAGACCAAAGCTTTCTAAGATTGGTTTCTCTCTTAATTAAAAGAATACTATTATTTTTTATCTCAGAAGCAATTGCACGATCTGTTGTTAAAGAATCTGTTGACAAAATCTTATGCATTGCTCTTACTGATGAAACTAAATATCTTAATGTACTCATTGTTGTGTTTTATATAATGTTTTTAGTCCATATATAATTTTTATATATATTATTTTTTCTATTTACCACACTATAAATACTACTAGTTGAAACTCCTATTTTCATAGCAGCTTCAGTATATGAAGTGTATGTACAAATTAAATTATTATCTAAATCATATTGATAAATAGGAATACAAATCTTATTTAACCTATTACTAATACCTGCATTATAATCAATTTTTTCTATTTTGTCTCCTAAAAAATCATAAAACCATCTATATCCTTTAAAAGTTTTAGAATTAAAAGTGGGTATTCTTTTATTTGGTAGATTAAAATATCTACCTATATCCGCCAAACTTTCCCACTCCCTAATAAAATTTCCATTTAAATCGTATTGATATATTTTCTTAGACTTGGGATTATTTTTTCCAAACTTTCCCTTATAAAAATTATTTAAACCTATTTTAGCTCTAGTTTCAGGAGAGCTAGGACATCCTTTAGTTCCTTCACCTCCATCTGTCAAATTTGCTAAGACTCCTGTATTATTTTGTATTCTCCCATACAATAGAATAAATTCTATTTCTTTTTGTTTAATTAAATCATAATCAGAACATTCAAAAATTATTTCTATTTTATATTCTGTTTTAGATGTTATTTTGTTCCATATATTATTTCTTGAGCTTTTATTAAAGGCCCTTGAAAATTCAACAGAAGGGTATATATAAGTTTTAGGTTTTGTACCAATTCCAATATAGAATGGTTCATTTTTATCTAGTCTGATATGTCTATATAAATAATATTTTTTCATATACGATGCTCAAATTCACTAATTTTTCCCAGCTCTTTATGATATATCAAAGCTAGGGCTGCTCTTATTGAGTGCACATAATTATTATCTAAGTGCCATCTATCTGTGCCAGATAGACTAGGCATTTGTTGTATTCTTACACCCTTCACCTCTTTAGCCATATAATGATGCTTATCTCCTGTATGCACTTCTCTATATTTAGAGTTACCAAAGTCTTTACTATAATCAGGGTGTGTAGCAAATAACAAAGGAAGCTCTTCTATTTTACAATTACCATGATGGTATCCAATAAATGTATTTCCCACCATTAAGCCTTTCACTGTACTATGTTCTCTATTAAAAGAGATATTTTCATCTTCCATAAAGTACACCTCTAAAGCATGTGCTAAATAATAAGATTTAGTTTTATCATGGTTTCCCTGTACTAAAACTACTTGTATATTATTACAAACCTCTCTCATCATAGTTATAGTGGTTACTAATAACTTAAACCCAAGCTCATATTCTTCAGCATAGTTTAATATAGTATCTTGAGGAGTACCATTAGTTGTTTGGTTTTGGTAATTGTCTGTATGAAAAAAATCATTTGATATTGGAAATACTATTGTATCAATATCATATAAAGCTTTTACATCATAAACCAAAGTTGTAGCTGCTTTAAAATATCCAAAAGATCTACCCCTAGGAGTGTTATCATCAGTGATATGTTTTTTACCTAAATGATAATCAGAAATAGAAACTTCTACATCCACTAAAGTGGCAGATGTTTTTTTAGGAAAAGAAGGTTTTTTATAATCAGATTTGTAGTTTTGTAAAAACTTTGCAAAATCTTCAGCTGTATAGTCTTTTGCTGTTTTTAATTTAGAAAAAACTGAAGATGTAAATTTACCAGAAGGAAGTAGTTTTGACCAGTAGTTTGTTATTACATATTTGTCTAAATTAATTTTATGTAATTTGGCTAATTCAATATCATTTTTTGGCTCAAAACTTAATACTAATGTGCTTTCTATAGTACCTTTTTCATTGTTAACTTTTCTAGAGGCTTCACAAGGAGTTGGTTTATCCTTGCTTCTTAATTTATCCAGTAATACACTCACCTCTGTTTCAGAAATTCCAAGTCTCTTAGCATAGAAACTTTTACTTTGCTTGTGCCTCAATAAGTTTTCTAATTGAGACAAAAGGGATTGGGTTTCAGACATATGTAGTCGATTTTAATAAAAAATTGAGTAAATATACAAAATAGTTTTTTAAATAACCAAATATTTTAAACTATCTAAGTTATTGTCTATAATGAAATTGGTTATAAATAAAAAAACCCAAGGAGAATATCCTTGGGGAAAAATCCTGTAAAACCAACAAAACAGGACTTTTAGTTTTTATACACAATCAGTTTGACCTGATATGTCTAATGTACCACTATAAAATGCTGTGTACAAATTAGTAGGATCTGAACCTAAAGAGTATAATAGATATTTATTGTAGGCCACAGGTTCATCATAAGGTATAAGTAGTGAGCTATCATTAAAGAACTTAATCACACCTCCAGGAGTGGTAGAAACTGCATACACTGCTAGCTCAGGACTACCTAAAGATACAAATGTACCACTTTCAGTACAAGCATCTCCTGTAATATCAGCATATCCATAAAGACCATATAAAGTGCCTTCAACTGGAGTAGCTGTGGTTGTAGTTGTAGATGTAGAAGATGTTGTAGTTGTGGTAGTGAGGCTAATTGAAATATCAATAAAGTTTGTACATATATCATTATTTGATTGCACCCTAATAATTGTAGCTCCATCAGGAACCAAAGATGACAGATAGCCTGAAACTAAAGAAGCTTTAGGTACTAGCGTTTCAAAAGGCACCAAGAAACCATCTACATCTGAGTAGAGGTTAAAAGGGCCTGAATCTGTGCCTGCTATTGTTAGTGTAATTAATATGGTCATTTTATATTAGTTTTAAGGGGTTGGTAAACAAGAAGTTACTAATTGACAAAAATATTCTTTTAGTATTTCATCATTTTTAATTGTGTTAATAATTTGAGCTACAAATTGTTCTGAACACATTCTTTGATCAATTTTTTGTAAAGCCACTTCTAAACTATCTGTAGATTGAATTCCTGTACAAGGTAGATTTGGCCCATTATAAATAATCCTAGCACTTACATTACAAGGAGTTTGACAATCCCCCATGTTCATAAAGGGGAATGCAATCCTAAGATCATCGTAGCAAGGCATTCCTGGAAGACAAGACATAAATTATGGTATGTATATAATGTAATAAGTAGCTAACACTGGAGGAATATTTGTGTGTGATTGTCCTCCTCCTGCAGAAGCATTTGTTAGACTCACTGTAATTCCAGTAGATGTTGTACTAGTGTCGGTAACAATTCCTGCTTGAAAAAAGTTACTTCCTGTAGTACCCCTTTGATAAAAAGTTCCAGAAGTATTTAAATATGTATGCTTGTGTTCAGGATCATTAAACAATAGTATATTGTTATGTATATGAGGAGGAATTTGATTAGATGTCAAGGTGACATTATTTGTACCATTTACTGAATACAGACTATATGTAGGATTACCAGGAACAGCAGGATCCACTACAGAACTCATAGCTCCACCAGGCAAACCTGTTGTCGCCCCTACACCAATTCTACCCCTTTTATCGGGAGTACCATTTAATCCATTACAGAGATAGATCTTATCCCATCCTAGGCCTGCAATGCCTGCTCCAGAGCCATCAAAATTAGAAAGTGGACCATAGTATTCAACAACAGTGAAAGGCACCATCTTGGAGCTCTGTTGAGTTACAGGCGCAATAGAATCTAAATAGGCTTGTATTAATATATCTAAATCCGCTAGTTTAACATAATTTGTATCAACATCTATTGCTAACGCATTTAAATCTGTAGATACAGTACATAGTTTAGCAATCACTGCTTGTAAAATAGCATGGGTACCATCTCCTGTAGAAACCCCTTCCAGACAATCTACATCGTAATTGGCTTCTATAGTGGCAATATCTGCTACTATATTGTCAATCTGCACTTGTAAATCACAGGATGCTTGAATTAAAGCTTTGAAAAGGTTTAATGCATTTAAGTCTTCACAGTCAGGAATATATTTAGACACCACCTCGCAAATAATGTCAGGCTCAATAGTGAGCTTAATACCTGTACCATCTAAAGTAGATGTAAGAAACTCAATCAAAGCTTGCTCTACAAAGGATAGAGAATCACCTGTTTGTATTCCCAAAACAGGAACATCTATTCCTGTATATTTAACACACTTATCTGAGACAATCTCAGAACATCCATTATAGCAATTTGAGCAGCTCATTATTTATATTTTAAAAGTTTAATCCTGCTTGCAATCATTTCTATAGTGTAAGCAGAAGCATAGTTTTCATTACAGAATTTATATTCTAAAATTCTTTTATAGTTCAATAGGTCAATCATAGCCCCAGCAGGCACTGGTTCATTTAGAGCATATATAATATTATTGTATAAATTACTTGCAAGCTCTTTTAATTTACAATTAATATCTTCCAATAACACTGGGATAGTGGAGCAAGCGGGATAACTAATTAATCTAGGAGTTAACATAATTTATAATTTGTTTAAGTTTTGCTCCTGCAGATCTACAAGCTGCACAAAGTCCATTTACCAATGAACACCCACAACCAACCTCTGCTTTGCAACCTCTACACTTGGCCATATTATCTAAAGTTTATAGTGTAATTGTTGCCAGAACAATTGCAATTATTTCTAATAAAATTATTTAACATAGTATTTGCTTGTGTATAAAGCTTATTAGCTTCAGCAACGGCACAATTGTTA